TCTCAATCCGGTTCATTTATTACCGAATCGGAAACCGGTTCTTTTGCAAAAACAGGCATAAATAACGCATTTAGTGGGGTACAAACCTTTAATGATTTGGTTGTCAATGGGACTGCATCTTTTGCTTATACAAAAACTGTGACAGGAAGTGCGGTAATTATTGGTGAAGAATACATCATATTAAATAACGATACACCAACAGCACCTTATGCAGGTATAAAAGTATATGATAGTGGAAGCACTGGAGTAACCGCATCCTTATTATGGGATGGGGAAGATAACCATTGGGTATATGAGAATATAAGTGGAGCGGCCTATGGGGCAGCCGGATTCTTATCTGGCCCTACTGGTTCTTCATTATCGGCAATCACTTATCCTTCCGAAAACCGAATAGTAAAAGGGGGAGGTTCAGACCATTTATATGATACTAATATTTCAGATAATGGTTCAGTTGTTAGCTCAGCCGTTAGTGTAGAGGTGACAGGAAGTGTAAAGGCAACGGGTGGGTTTATTGGAAATGCGGCAACTGCTACAACTGCATCTCACGCATTAGTTGCAGATACAGCACTAAACCTATCAGATACAGGCTCATTTGCAACCACAGGTTCTAATACCTTTGTTGGAAAACAGATAGTATCACAATCTCTTTTAGTAAGAAGTGGTAGTATATATTCTATCTCTAATAACACTACGATAAATCCTGAATTATATTATTCTGAATCAACAGCCGGGCAGGTAAATATAATAAGAGGTTGGGGAGATGATCCATCAGCAAGTGGTGTATTAGCAACACAGGCAAACTATACATCTTCATTCCGTATTACGGGTTCCAATAACATTGTATCCTTACCTTTACAAAGAGCTACAAATATAGGGGGTGGTACTGCAGATATGACAGGATATATATCTGGTTCTGCTAATATATTGACATCTAACATAGGTGGAATATATCTAAATTCAGGATCACAATTATTTCCAAAAACTTTTGCAAATACTATAAGTGCAAACTCAAACTTATTGATGATATTTACAACATCATCGTTAGGAACACCAAGTGTTAATAACAATATAATTAATGGTGGAAACTTTGTAATAAATCATCCGAGCGGTTCAGTATTGATAGCATCAGTAAACTTTTTACTTGGTGGTAATATATCTTCATCACAAGCGTTTGTAACGAATCTAAGACCTAATATAAATCAAAACATTGTATTTGGAACTACTCATACTTTAAGACATATAAGCAGTTCAACTAACTATACTGCTAATATGGGTAATGCACCGGTGGTAATTGAAAACCATATGAGTTCATCAGGTATTGGTAATAATGCATTAAACTTCTACAATAACTTATTATGGGGTGGTTCATCAAACTCTGGTCATAACATATATGTTTCAGGTTCTCAAAACTCAAACGCGACTAGAAACATTATTGATAATATTATTGGTGGTAGAAATATTATTGTTTCTTCATCATTTGTAAGTTCATCAAATTCTAACTTATTAGCATCACTTATCTATGGACAAAGTCTTTTTGTAAGTGGCAATCACACTACTTCAGGTGGTTCAACCTTTGTTGGACGTTTTAACGATAGTGGAAGTTTAGCCAATGTACAAGATATAATCTTTGCAGTAGGAACAGGAACATCTACATCCGCAAGGAAGACAGGCCTATACATAGATACTGCTTCACTAACTACAATCAATGGTAATGCCATCATAAACGGCACCCTTTTAGTATCACAATCACAAACTGTTAATGGCACATCATCCTTAAATGGTGATGTTTTTGTTTCTCAATCCCAACTGACATTAACCAATAGCGGTTCATCACCTTCAACATTAGCATTGGCGATAAGAAGCGGTTCGGTAGAAATAACATCTCCGCAAGGTAATGGATACTTCTATACTAACTTACCCATTACATCTTCTAACCTTCGTATAAATGGTGATGGTATCTTTAAAGACCTTATTGTAAGTGGAACTTGGGGTGGGTCAGGAAACGGAAGCCTTCAGGTAGAAGGAAACTCAACCTTTACAGGTTCAGTATTTACATCAGCATCAGTAAATGGTGTAGTAAATCCTTTAACAATAAGTTCTAATACTGCTTCATTAGATTTTGCAAAAGGAAACTTCTTCACTCTACAATTAGTAAGTGGAAGTTCAACTCATATCAATCCAACTAATGTTGCAGCCGGACAAACCGTAAACATAAGATTAAACACAACAGGAAGTGGAACTGTAACATTCCAATCTACTGTAAAACAAATAAGTGGAAGTGAATATGTACCAACTACAATAACAGGAGTAGATGTATTAACAATGGTAACATTTGATACATCTAATATCTATTTGGCGAATGTTAAAAATTTAGTATAATATGCAATTTGCACCATTTAGTTTTTTAAATAAAGCAGTTGGAAGCATTCCAAATGATTACAAACTATTCCTCAATGCGGCAAATACGGTTTCATATCCAACATCAGGCTCATTTTGGAACAATATAAGTGGAAGTAATTCACTAACTTCAACATTTAGTGGTAGTGGGGTGGTATTTACAGGAAGTAATTCTTTCCAATTTGATGGTAATGATTTTTTTGTTACTCAATCACAAAATGCATTTAATGTTTTATCATCAACATCCTCATTTTCTTTTTATACTGTCTTTCAATCTACTAATACTTCTAATGTAAGGCAAGTAATAAGTAAAAACCAGGGCACCCCTCCTTTTATGGGATGGGCTTTGGGATATAATACATTTACAGGTGGAAGTCAGGGAAGATTTGGTTTGGATTTCTTAGGTCAAGATGGTGGAAATCAAAAACGAATAAATGTTGAATTTACACCAATTATTGGAACTTCTTCATTTACGCATGTTTGTGCAACTTATGATGGAAGTGTTAATGCAAGTGGTGTAATCCTTTACCTCAATGGAGTATCTGGTTCGGTCGCAACTCAGGTTAATAGCAACAATCTTATTTCTGCATCCAATCCACAAACAAACGCCTTTACATATATTGGTGCAAGAGATAATGGAGCAGGAACTAGCATTAATACAACAAACCGATTTATCGGAAAAATAGGGGCAATATTAATATATGATAGAAAATTGAGCCCAACCGAAGTCCAAAATATATACCTAAATCTATCCTCATCATTTACAAATTAAAAAAAATCATTACAAAGAAACCTTAAATTGTTAAATTAAATAAAAGTAAAACTATGAACTCAAAACAAGTATTAGATAAGATAATCAGCCTTCTTTCATCAGATAAGAAAGAGGAAGTGCTACTAACTTATGCAAAATTGAAAGATGGCACAATCGTTGAATCTCCTTCTTTTGATGTAGGTGAAAAGGTTGATGTTGTATCAGAAGATGGTAAATCTCCTGCTCCTAACGGAGAACACGAATTGGTTCTAAAAGATGAATCAGGTAAAGAAAACATTATCAAAATCAAAACCGAAGATGGTAAGATTACCGAAAGAGAGAATGTAGAATTGGAAGCAGAAGATGAGGAAATTAAACCACTTCCAGGCGAATCCAAAGTAATAGGAGAAGACGGAAAGAAAAAAGAAGAGATGGGAGATATAGAACCCTTACCTTCAGGCGATGGAGTAGAAGAAGAAGCTGAACCCCTGGCAGGTGAAAAAGGTTCACCATTTGATTTCAAGTCAGAGATTGAAAAAATGGGGTACAGAATTGAAGAGCTTGAAAAGAAGGTAGAAGAAATGGGTAAGCAAAAAATGGAAGAAGAAAAAAAGAAAGAAGAAGATTTAGAAAAAGAACTTCCAAAATTAGATGGAGCGCCGGTTGAAGAAACTAAAATGAGTGCTCAATATAAACCAAAAAATAAAAATGTAGGTGAGAACACACAAAACCGATTCTTATCTAGATTATATAATTAAAAATTTAAAAAAATTTAAACAATGAAAAAACAACAAAATTTCACAAACCCTGTCGTGACATCAACTTACGCAGGTGAGTTCGCTGGAAAATACATTGCGGCTGCGTTGTTTAGTGCAAGAACCCTGGATAATAAATTGATTACTATCATGCCAAACGTGAAGTTCAAATCAGTTATCCAAAAGATTGCAGTAGATAATATTATCTCCAATGCATCCTGCGACTTTACAGCAACTGGTTCAGTTGCTCTTACAGAGAGAATCTTAGAACCAAAAGAATTACAGGTTAACTTACAATTGTGTAAGGCTGAATTCCTAGATTCCTGGCAGGCATTACAATTAGGCTATTCCGCCTTTGATGAAATCCCGGCCACCTTTAATGATTTCCTCGTATCGTACGTTGGAGCTAAGGTTGCGGAAGCTACTGAAACTTCAATTTGGCAAGGAAACTCTGCAACCAACGGTCAGTTCGGTGGATTATATCCAGCCCTTTCTGCATCAGTAGGTGCTGGTGGTGCAACTGCTCCTATTACTTCTTCAGTATCAGGTTCAATCACTTCAGCTAACGTAATTAATGCATTAGATGGTGTTTATTCTGCTATTCCAACTGCAATATTTGGAAAAGAAGACCTCGTTATTTATGTTCCAACAAACGTAGCAAAAGCTTATCAACAAGCAATTTCTACAAACTTTGCAAATGGTTATCAGAACAATGTAACAGTTGGGGCTAAACCACTTGATTTCCAAGGTATTGAATTGGCATGGTGTCCCGGACTTGCAAATAACGCCGTAGTTGCGGCACAAAAATCCAACCTATTCTTTGGCACTGGCTTATTATCAGATTACAATGAAGTTAAGGTGTTGGATATGGCCGATTTAGATGGAAGCCAGAACTACCGTGTAATTATGAGATATAATGCAGCGACACAATTTGGCATAGGTCAAGATATCGTTATTCACAAAAACTATTAATTTTAAAAAAAACAAAGA